AACGTATTGGCATATACTTTTACCACGTACTCTCTAGACCATACATTATCAGAGGGGCGCAGTGTGTATTGATTTGGTACAAATACTTCGACAGTCTCATTATACATGATTCTGAATAGAAGTTCAATTCCTTTTACAGAACCTTTAGCTGTGTAAAAGTCTTTAATATTTTTTAGTAGTATATTTTTATCTGCGGCAAGCGTCACTGGGAAATCTTTGCCGTACTGCTCAAAGAATGTATCTAAGAAATCAGTCTTAGTTTCTTCTCCGTAATTCTGAAAACCAAGGTCCATTCTATCTTGCATAGTATGCAATATATTAGTAGGACCGATGCCATATGCAGTGGTGTTTATATCGTTGAACTCGTAATATTTCTCAACGAATGTAGCCAGAGTAGGATATTCTTCTCTAACAAATTCTGGTATCTGATTCTTTATAATCGGATATACTTTAGGCTTATGATATGTATCTGACTTAGCAATCTGCCCAAGTTCGACTGTGAATGATGCGCCAGTACCACCGTTGAGTTCTGAAACGGTGAAGTTGATGGGATCTTCTGAGCCAGTACCACCAATAGCAATTGGGCTTACAGTAAGCAATTCGCCTATTCTATAATTTGTTCCAACACTCGGAAGAATCTGCACAATCTTACCAGATTCTACTATTATATCAACCGTAGCACCAGTACCAATACCATCAAGCGATGTAGTAGCAACAGAAGTATAAGTGCCATCATCTCGTGATAAATCAACAGTGGACACATTCGTAAATGAAGTGGGCGTACCTGTCAGATGTACCGTTGGTGCAGTAATATATCCATCACCCATCTCTGTCAAAGTAATTGCTGTGATAACACCAGAACTTAATGTTAAGGTAGCAGTTGCTTGTACAAGAGTATCACCAGATACAGTACTTGTTGGCGCACTAATTAATACTAATAAGTCTGTGGCAAATGTGGTTGTACTTTGACCATAATAAATGACATAGTTTTCTCCAAAATAGTCAAGAGCATATTGTTGGTCGCCAGACGTAATGATATTACCAGTTGGCTGATAACCAGTGCCGCCATCAGCGACGGTAATCGCTTTTATATACTTCTTAAATCTTGGTGCGCTCATTAGTCAGCTACTCTCGGTACCATAGTTACAGAAATTCCTGGTCTAATATTGTTTGGTATATCAGACGCGCTCTTGTCAAGAGTAAGAATAATGTTTCTTGCTGGTTGTGGAACAACGGCAAATAACTGCTCTTCAGTTGTACGAACAAGTACGTCTGTGGATATATCTTTTGATCCTTCGTGTGGAGTAGTACTTACTCGCAAAGTATTAACACTACCAAGAACCGAAACTATATGCAGTGAAGGTATGTCTATCGCACCGGTATCATAATCAATCGTTCCTAAAACCTCATTAATTACTATACCAGAACCAACAGCGACAAGTTGAAGGACTCCCTTTCCTGAATATACAGGAGCAATAACATCTGCCGCGGGTTTATCCTGAATATTACATGTGTACGTTGTATTATTTATCTTAGCAGTAAAATGATTGGTTCTAATTGAACTAGGCAATATCTTATTATTAAATTTTGGCTCATATCGACCAACAGAATTGAGTATAGGAGTCAGTCTTTTCTGAATACGCAATTCAATGTTATTACCAATAATAGATTTTGAAACATTATTGATTCTATTCGCAATGAACGAGTAATAGAAGTTCTTCTTCAATGTATTGAGTGTACCATCAAAGTAGCTTTCCACTTCAGCGACAATTGCTGCCTGTAAAGTTGCGGAAGATGCTGTCGTAATTTTAGCATCATATGATGCGCTGATATTCATACCAAGGTAGGTATACTCAGGATCAACGAACTGTGTGGTCATTGTTATTGGTTGCTTTATTGCAATAACGTCATTCTGTAATGTAGTCTTTTCTGCTTGTGTTATTACAAGTCCTGCTTGTGGTTGCAATGAGATGAACACTTTTCCATAGATGGGAGGAATATTATCTTCTCCGCCCCAAACGGTGACTGCTTTAATGTTTGCATTGGATGCCTTAATAACAGTCTCGTAATCAGTCTTCGTGACAATTCTATTCTTAGTCGCGGCAAATCTGGGTGCATTAAATCGAATGCTTGTGATGTCTTCTATCAACGCTCCACCGGATGCTGCCAATGAAACAGTACCTGTAACAGTCTCACTTGTGCCAGTAAAATTGACAGAGTTTATGAATGATTTGGCTCCATTTGGGGCAGAACCGGCACAAACAACATATTCTAATCTCACAACATTACCAGCAACAAGTTTCTTACCTAGCACATCGTCACCAAAAGATGCTTGATATCTTCCATTAGTAGATTCTTCCAAATAGAATATCTTTGAAGTAGAGTCAACATCAAGAATGTTGGCAGCATGAGAGTAAGCTGTCGTGGAACTACTATTAATATTATCTTTGATCGTACAGGTTATGGTCGTAGTATCTACGCTATCATTAGGAATAACAACTGGACCCTGTAAACTGTTTGCATCGATAAGCATAGATGTGTTTGTTCTTTTTCCTTCTACCAATACCATATCAGTTGCTACGAACTGGTCTAAACCCGCGGCATCATATGTTCTGGTTACTGTCACATCTGTCAAAGGAGTAAATGTATATGCTTTACCATTAACTGTGCTGGTAAATATAGTAGCTTTTGAAATGAACAGCGTGTTTGAAGTGTAAGTAGTGTCCGGCTTAACGGTCAATGTTATAGTCGCACGAGCCGATTTAGCAGACCGTGGAGTGTATCCCATAGTCTTCGCTATAGATACCACTGAATTTCTCTTTACTGCGCTGTCTATAAAAGATTCATTCGCAACCAAGTGTGCCATGACAGCATTGTAATGTGTATTATATGCAAGAAGATCCACTATAGTGGAAAGACCAGATGCCTCAAAATTATAATCAGAAAACTCACTCTGTGCTGAGAGATGATTTTTCAGATTCGCTTTGATCGTGTCAAAGTCTAAATTAGTAACATTTTTAATTGCCATTACTTGTCTCTTTTTGTTTTATTTATGCGCCAATTATGACAGTAGGGTAAGGAGTTGTCACTACAACTCCCCCACATGAAGCCACTGAACCTACCATAGCCACGGCTCTCCCATTTATTTTTACCGTACTAGATCCTGTACTTACCGTCAAAACTGTCACCGGATCTGTCACGGTCGGATGCGGAGTTGAGGAAGTTCCGGTGTGTGGTGCCACGACATCCCCAACACATACTATATAAGTTGCTCCAGCTTTGACAGTCACGTTGGCTAGTGTGACATTGCCAACTCCAAATGAAGTCACATGGGCAGCGTCTGCGCCGGCGGTTGAAGGTCCAACTAGTACACTAGGCATTATCGTAACCTCGACAAAACAACGCCCAATTTCTGCATCTCTTTTATTCCTATTACATGAAAATATACTTCAGCATTATATGAATTATCATCTTCAGCGGCTGTAACCCTAACCTGTTCCACTTGACATCTGGGTTCGTGATTTTCTATAGCTTGCTGAATGAGATTCTCCAATACTCCACTCGACAATCTATCGACAGGCTCAAAGAGAATTTCCCTGATTTGTGATCCCCAGGTAGGATCGAACGGTCTTTCATTTATATTAGTGTAAATGATATTCTTTAATGCTTGTCTGATGGCATGGACATCGGTTTTCTTTCCAATATCCCCACTAATGAAGTTCTTAGTGAAATTCATATCTATATCTGTGTATAGTTTTGTTGGTTGCTTCTTCATAGTTCTATTTATACAACCCCTTTAATAACCGTAAGTATTAAAACCACTTTTTGTGATTTTACCTGATCCATCTTCATCAACAAAGGTAATTCTAGCATTTTGTACAGCTTCTTTGATATCTTGAACCGCGGCTTTTCTTCCTTGCTTAGTGAAGAGTGACTTGACATCTACGTTAGGGCGAGAGTTTAACTCTATCTTAGTATTTCCTCTGCCTCGCAATTCAGTCTTCTTTACCAGTTTACAGGCGCCTGCTGTCACATTACCCGCATCGTCTGTTGTATCTGGTTCACATTCTTCTACCTCTACTTCTACTAGAGTAGGAACTAAATCACATAATCTGTTTAAGTCTCCTTGGATATCACGCAACAAGTTACTGATATTAGCCGGGTCTTTCAGTAGGTCTATGTCCGCGTCGGCATACTTCTCTTTTAAGTTTTCAATCTCTCCTGCAAATGCAACTGCATCTTGTGCAAGGTCTACTATATTCTTAATCTCTTCTGGCAATGCCAACTTGAGATCACTTAATGCAGCCAACTGTGGGAACTGCTCTGCCATTTGCGCTTTTAATATAACAATCTGCGCGGTTAGTTCAGCATCTACCAATCCAGGAATTGCATTTATCTTGTTCTGGACAAACGCAATCTTATCATCTATAATTTTGAAAACGCCGTCGAGTTCGTCTGCTAACTCTCCTAGGGCGCCTATCTGGCAATCAAGAGCCATAATGTTCTCCTTTAGTTCAGCAGGATCGACCCGCCATTGAGGTCAAGTGTGATTGCTCCAGTAAGAGTTGCTTTTGTTGTTGATGTAATAGTTACATCTCCAATCACTCCTACTGTGAATCCAGTACCTGAAGTATTAGATGTTAAACCACTAACAATGTCTGCCTTATTACCTGCTACTATTGTGGTGAGTCTGTTGCCCAATGTCACCACCTCTGTAATTCCACCGTAATCAACTTGCGTCCATTTACCCATTAGCTGACCGGGTGTTGCTAATGGTGCTGATGATATTCCTACTACCTCGGTATGACCAAATTTTGCTGAGGTAGATATGTATGATGATTGTATTGATACGGTAGGAAAGGTTGGCGACAGTGCGGCTGGTAGTGTCGCTGTTCCAATAGAAATATCACCAGTAGTCAATAACTTGAAACTGCCGTATGATACTTTAGGTACTACAGCCGTGCCTTTAATTTCCATTGCCAGTGTAGGTGATGTCGTTATGGTGTAATCGCCCATTACTGCGGCGGTCTTTGACTTCATATGAGTAGCAGTTTCACGACCGCCCACTGCTTTAATAAAATCACCAGTGATGCGCTGAGTATACGCTCCTTGTCCGTCATTTGATTGAATCGTTTCCCATTTATTACCCACTGTTAGTGTCGATTCGGTAGAGAGAATTTCCGTTACGCTATTACCTTGTACTTTGGTAATTCTGTTGCCGCGAACGGTTGTGAATGAGTGACCCATTATATCTTCGTATTTGTTTCCGAGGACATTAAGTTTATAATCGCCTTCGACTGTAACATTAAAATCACCCTTAATAAAGAGATTCTTGTCTTTTAGAATTATCTCGTAGTTGTCGCCAACGATTTTAACTGACTTGGTGCCAGATGCATTTACCTCATCATACGTACCGCTTGTGTGGTAGTTATGAATTCTCTCGGCTCCAGGAGTATCATCTCTCTCAAATACATGACCACTTTCTGTCTCCGTAACATGATTGAATGGATATTTGGAATTGGCGCCGCCAGGTACTGGTTCTTCCCAGTAAGTCTCCGTATATACAGGTGCCTTGGTGGCGGGTTGTCCAGGATGATCAACAGATACCTCGGGCAAATCATATATTGTCATTTCTGGAGCAACTGCCAGCGGGATGCCCTTGTATTCCCCATCTGCTTTCACACGAGTAGCATTTCTGCCAACGTATGAGTAATGAGTCTGAACTGCCGCGCCACCTCTCGCTAAACGAGAAGAATCGGGTTCTTTAAGTCTATTCTTACCAGTGCCAGTTTCAGTATTGTCTTGTCTAGGATATGATCCGTGTATTGCATCAGCTTCTTCCGCACTTCTTGGATCATAAAATCCAGTGGATGTTCTATCAAACTCGATGACATTTCCATTACCATCTTCGGGCAATACTGACATACAACCCCAACTACCCATGATGATAGGAATCTGTGCATCGTTTCCATCAGCAAAGAATCCTATTACTGTACTTCCCTCAACGAGTCCAGTGGGTGATGTTCCGACGCCGGATATGGCAGCCGATGTGACTGGCTGCATTGGAATAGCCCAAGGCAAATCGCTAGTGGGTAATACTGCCTTATCTCTTGCATGATAACCGAAGATGCGAACTTTGTATCTACCCAACTTATCTGGGTCTGATCTATTCTCGATGACACCTTGCCACCACACAAATGCTGGATACATACTATTCATCATTCTTCTCCAAACGAATCACGGACAATCTCTAGGGTCATCGTATGTTTCTCTTGTGTTATATTATGTACGATACCAGCAATTGCATAGATGCCGGATATCTTAGGATCGAAAATCTCGGACCTGCTCATACCTGCGCCTTTATCACCAACACTGGGATAATTAAACTTAATTAATTTTCCTACTTCTATATCAGTCTTTCCGGGAACTTCTATTTTAATACTTAA